TTTCTAAATTAAGTAAAGAGATATTTCCAGAGGCTCCTAATACTTTAGTAGATAATCCCGATTTAATTAATAATACTGAAGTTATGAAAAAAGTAGCTAAGAACTATTGGAAAAAAATATCTAGTAAAGTAGATTTTTCTAAAGAAGATTCTATGGACAGAGTTACAGATATAGTAAATAAAAAGGATATACATAGAGAAAGACGTAATGAGTTATTTAAAACATATTTACCTAAATCAGTAGCTAAGAAAAAAATATCTAATGAGTCCGGTTATATAATAACAGACCAACAACTACAAGAAGCAAAAGAAAAAACTAAAGGTAAATCCTATAAACAATTTGCCGAAGAAATTAACAAATTTAAAGTACAGGAGTAAGTATGAACCTATTAGAAAAATTAATGAATACTAAAAAAGGCGGTAGAGTAAAAGACGAAGGCGTTAAAAAAGGTAAGAAGTCTATTGCTGAATTAATTGGTATGAAGAGAAAGAAAAAGAAATGTAAGAGCTGTGGCGGTAAAGGCTGTAGCAAGTGTAGTAAGTATTAATGGGATTATTTGATTTTATAAGTAACATATTTAGTCCAGCTGCAAAGATAGTTGACGAGCTTCATACTTCTGATGAAGAAAAGCTTACGTTAAAGAATGAGCTGGCTAAGATACAAGGAAAAGCACAGGACCGAATCCTGGACTATGAAAGTAAGCTGGCAGAGTATCGACACAAATTGCTAATCGCAGAGGCTAATTCACCTCATCCATTCGTTGCCATGTGGCGACCCATCTGCTCGACCGCCCTGGTCACTATTATTGTGTTGGCTTCTTTTGGTCTTTGTCAACCAGGTCCCGAACTATACAAATTAGCCGAGATCTTTTTAGGGGCTTATGTTGGAGGACGTACCATAGAGAAGATTGTAAGTGCAAGTAAGCTAGGAAAGTAAGGAATATCACAGGTATATTTCGTTATCTTCTATATCAGTAATTTCTACTGGCTCTATATTATCATGACAATATAAGAACATTGCATTTGCTAAGGCATGAGCCATGTGGTGTAATCCTGTCTCTGGATCTTTCTTCTCCCCCATTCTCCATGCTTGAATATGCCTAAGTAAGGCTGCTTCATATCTATGGGGTTCTACATTCTTCCAGTTATATCTATCGTATTTTTGTGCGCCAATCGTTAAAACCTTAGCTAGGTCTTCTAGGGCATGTGCATCTATTAAATCATATTGTGGTTTATCTGTATCGAACTTCTTTCCTTCCATGAGTCTCCCTGTAATGGATCTGGAGGGTGTGTTTAAAGCCTAAGCTACCCTCCGAAATAATAACCCATATCTAACTATAACATACTTTGTTTCTTTAGTCTACCCCATCTTTCGTAGTAAGATAAAGTAAATAGATCTTCTAGATATATAGCTCGTTTACTATACTCTAACCACTTTACTCGTGGCATCTTTATTAATTCTTTTTTAACTATGGTTTCAACTTTTATACATCCGTATATAATTACTTCCATGTTCTCCACATCGACGAGACAAGGAATAAGAAAATCACGATTAGTAACATTTCTGAATAGTTTGTCAACATGTCCCACACCGTTACCACCATACTGTAGTATATAGGACTTACCATATTTATTAGCCGACTCAACGCATTGTGATTTACAATGAAATCTGTTACCAGAATTATCTGTAAGGTCAGCATCATAACTTTTCTTTTTAGTGTCATATACGTTAAAATCCGGTTTGCTAGATTTAATACCTAGTCGTTTAAGAGCCCTGGCAATACCTATCTCACCTAAAGCTCCGGTAGTAATATCGTGGGTAATCTTATCTAAACTACCTTGTCCTCTTTTCTTGTAGTGATCTATAGAAAGTCCTACCCTATCATTGGCGAACTGGGTCGCTATCTCCAGATCTTTTTTCTTTAGTTCTACTGTTAGTGATTTCATTAGATAATTCCTTCATCTTTTTTTCAGCATGCTTGAGTCTTTCCTTGACATACTTTATTTGAGATCGTAATACTGCATTTTCTCTTTCTTCTCTTTTTAGTCTAGTATATATGCGATTCTTATCATCAATTAATTTATCAATCATCTTGTCTCTGCTGTCGTGCATCTTCACTATTTTACTCATGACTAACCCTTAGGACACCAATCATAATGATGTGGTAATTCCAGTTTGTCGCCTCCACACTCGCAAATAGATGGCAAATTTTTATTCTTTAAGCTTTCAGTCCAGTTGACTAGGTCTTCTTCTGCACATGTTAATTCGACCTCTGGCATCTCTAACAGAATAACTCGGTATATGCTTTTACCATTGTAGATCTCTCTACCTACAATAGCTCCTAAGCTACCATCGCTAATCCCCTCCCTCGTAACTTTGACCCAGTCTCCTTGATTGAATTTCATTTACAATACCTGGATGAAACTGTAGATTCTACACTGATTTTTACATCAGGTACTACGAGTGACATTGAGTTTATCATAATTTCCTCCTGTAGTCCACGCATTTCTTCTGCTGTATTTTCAGGTACTTCCGTGATTATCTCATCGTGTACAAAGCCTACCAGCTTGTATCCTGCGTCCATAAGGTTATATAAGGCTATTTTAGCCCCATCTGCGGCTAATCCTTGAAAGGCTGTGTTCTTCTCCGCACAGTAGGTTGTATCAGCTCTAAGCCTACCTGTAAGGGTCCATACACTCCCTTGTTCTCCCTGCATATACTGCTTCATCTCAGGGAATGCATCAAACCATGTATTCTTCATGTGCTGTGCTTCATCTACTGTCAGGGTAATGTCATACCCCTTAGCAAACTCAATAAAGGTTTCTATACCTAATCCACCTGGGAATCCAAAGTTAGCAGCTTTAGCAGCTTGTCGTTGCCACTTCTCTACTTTATCCTCATCTACTCCGAATAAGACGGATGCATAGTATTTATGCAGATCCGCCCCTTCGTTTATCTTGTCTCGCATGACCGAGCTTCCTTGCGTGGTATATACGTGTTGAGCCAGTGTAGCAAGCTCTATAGCACTGTAATCCGTTATCAGTAAAGTGTTACCTTCCTCCGCTTTGAACATTGATCGTATTGATCCATCACGAGGTAACTGTTGTATATTGGGTGAGGAACATCCGGTCCTCCCTGTATTTTTTAGCAAATCATATCTTGGGTGAACGCGACTGCCAGATAACTTTCTAATAAAGAATGTAGTTTTTTCAGTCTTTTTGTAATCCAAGAAAGAAGCTATGAAGTGATTACCTTTGTATTTTTCAAGATCACTCTCCTTCATAGAGTAATCACCTTCTGCGGTTTTAGGTAACTTAATACCTAAGTATTCTATTACATGGTTATATGCTTTTTGATTTCCTTTAATGCCTTTTACAAAACCGTAACAAGACATCTTGGCATGTTGTACCTCCAGGGTAGCATTAAGTTCTCTTAATAATTCTTGAGCTTTATGTTCATCAAAACCAATACCATTTTTGTACATCCGGTTAAGAGCTAATGACCCTAACAATTGTATATGATGTGACAAGTTAGTATTACTTCCTAATCTAGTGATTTCCATTCTGAGTCTAGTAAAGCAATGGAAGGTTGCAATAACATCTTTTGCTCCGTACTCGAGGAATACTGAGGGTATTTGTTGGAGGGGTATTTCCATGAAGTCACTAAAGTTACAACGAATGTCGTTATCTTTGTCCAGCTCGATTCCAAGTAATTCACTACTGATATGAGCAAGGCTGTACTTACGAGGAACATTGCCCCCAGTAGCCAAGCCAGTGAGCCTATACATAATATTAACATCAAAAACTTTATCACTTTCTATCTGCTCCTTCAAAAGGTTTTTATCTTCCGTAAACTTTCTCAGTACATCCACATCGAAAGGTGCATTGGCAAACACTAGTGTTCTACTTAAGTGTTGTGTTAAAAACTTGTTTACATCGCACCTGTCAACATAGAACAGATTCTCCCCATCAAACACCTGGAAGGTAACAAGATCGGGAGTCTCTGTAAAAGGTTTTATAGTAGTTTCAGTATCAATGGCTAGAGTTCTACCTAACTCTTGTCCCTGCCAGAACTGTATATTGTACTCTATACCATTGAATAACATACTTACTTCCTACTGTATCTTTTAACTACGTTACGTGGCTTGTATCCAGGATTACTTTCAATCGCTGTATCTATTACAAGCTCCTTCCCAATGAATTGCTCCAGTTGGGTACTATCATTACCTAAAGCGTCGAATCCTCCATGGACACCAACAGACTTTAACATCTTATCAAGACGTTGCAATCCAATGCCTGCGGCTTTAGGGTTAGGGTGACTAATTAAGAAAGAGTCCCAAATCAATCGATTCTTAAACTCTCCATCTACTACCTGAAAAGATACATCTATTAGAGTACCATTTCCGGCTTTGGTTGATTTCTCACCTACCCTATTAAAGACGACTGTATAACTATCATCTGATAAAGGTTCGTAAGATTTCTTTTCACTTGACTGTGTTTGTACATTGTTTATCATGTATTCTCCTTGTGTGTGGCAGGTTACAAGTCAGATAAATTATATCTATAATTTTCTTTTTTCTTTTGGTATTCTTCATCTATCTCATCTAAAAAGTGTTTAGTCTCTAGACCTTTATATCTCTTTAAACAATCACATACTAAATCTATTACCATCATTTGATCCTCTATAGATAGATGGTCTAAGGTTTCTGTCTTTAGTATCTCATCTACTATGGTCATCATTGATGTTTCATTAAAAGGTTCTATCATTTGAAATTCTCCTTCATATATCTATATCTTGCTCGGCTCGTTAAGGCTCCACCTTTCTCAGTTACTTCCACAACAGTGCCAGGACCTTTTTCAAATCGCCCACTGTCACTAAGCACGTGGTTGTTAGAATTATTAAACTGATGATAATTCCTTTTTGCGCTAGGTTTAAATTCACTCAGTTTTCTTAGCTTTCTTGCGAGTCTTCCGTTCACTTTTAGGCTCCTCTGTCTCTTGTGGTGATATAGTAGCAGCACTTAATAATTGGTAAATATAATCAATCTTACCAGCCATATCCATTAATAGTGCTTGTCGTTCTAATTCTAGTTCTCTGTTATTTGGCATCTTTGTCTCCTCCTGGTAAAGCATTTAAAGCTAAACGCAATGTTAAATTTACAAATATCTTGAATAGGTCATACATTACTAGACCCTCAATAATTCTTAATGTCATCTCACTCATCGTATTCTCCTAGGTGCATACATTCTTCTAGTTCTGCTAACCTGTTTTTTAAATTATGTAACTGATTAGTCCATAATCTAACATCAGTAGATACAGGGTTTTGACTTAAATGAAATTTTACAAGCTTTATAGCATCTTTATAATCATTAATCATATAAGTTAACTCCTTTTTATTCATTCTTTAAAAACAGCCCAAGCAGGTAGATCTACTTCTTGCATCCCTTGTTTAAAGTATACACCTGTTTTCTCAGCCTCAGCAAGGGTTTTTATAGCATGCTTATACTTTTTTCTACCATTCTCTAGTAGTTCTTCACTGGCTTTTAAGATACCTACATCTCCATTCTGCTTATTAAGAAAAGCAAAAATAAAATCATGATCCTTCCCAGTGTACTCTTTAAATGCGTCCACGTATAAAGCCGCAGATAAATCATAATCGAAACGTATAATTGTTTTCGCTGCACTAAAACGGTCAACAGGGTCAGCAGTAGTCTTGACATCTATAATGGCTCCCTCTTTAACATAGTCAGCACGTACCTTTATAGGCATGCCGTCTAGCTCTACACATAAGGTATGCTCAGGAACTCCGTCTTCTATTAGTCCGGTAGTATCCACGTGTTCATTAAAGAGCTGTAAAAGATCGTTAGCTTGTTGCGCTTGAGACGCTGTAATAATTGTTTTACCTTCGTTAGCGGATTTAAATTCTTGATAGACCTTCCCCCTTCTAGTAGCTCCCTCAAATATAGCAAACTCTTTATCAGTTTGGTGAGGCTCTAGTATTATACTATGTACGTATGATCCAAAGTCATAGGCACTCTTGTAACCATCTTCTCTTTTCTCTCCCTTAACATATCTTTTATAAAACTCTCTAGGGTCCTTTAAAAACATCTTTAGGGTTGAACTAGATTTAAAATGCCTATCAGCATGATAATCTTCATTCTCACATTTGTTTACACCTAACTTTAACATTATACTCTCCTATATACGTACGATATCTTACCGTCGTGGTTAAGAGATACATACTCAATTTGACCTGCTTCTAGTAGATCTTCTAGTATCTCATTCCTTTCTTTCTTTTTTAAGAATCTTGTTCTATTGGATATTTCTTTTTTAGTAATTCCTTTTGCTTCTTTTTTCTCGATAACTCTTAAAACTTTTCTCATGTACTCTTCATTCTTATTACTGAATACACATTGCTCTACAATATTTTTCATATTATGGTAGAAGTATTGAACTGTTTGGTATCCAAAGGTAACATCGTTATGATCTACTGTAGGTGTCTGTTTATATATCTGTCTAGATATAGCGTGTATCATTGTTATCTTTAGCATTTGTTGATATAGTCTAGAGATAATTGGTAACATAACATCGTCACCCTCAGCGTCTATTCTTAATCCATCAAAGTATTCAAATGCTTGTTGTAACATCTGATTAGCACTTTCTGTTTTATCAATAAAGGTAACATCCTGAGCATGTCCTGCAATAACCTTATCTGATTTTTCTGGTTGATATGCTGCTAAGGTTTGTAGTTGTCCTAAGGTATTTCCGTCTACCCTTGTAGGAGCTTCTACTCTCCGAGCCTTTTTATTTCCATCTCCTATAAAAATAAGAAAACGTCCCATAAGACCTTTTTCAATAGCCGTAACAGTAACTCCCTCAGAGAGCCCTGTCGGGGTTGTTGAACAAAGGAGGTTCACATTAGGTCTTAAGGCACGTCCCTTATTTCCCTCAGCAGTTTGTCTACCAAGGAATATTGATGTTGATGTTGTATATAGTTCGGCTAGAATGTCTGCCATCTTGGCATTGTATGTGGCTCCTCCACGGTTAACACTCTTTAACATGCCTCCGGCTTCATCTACAATGTCTAACCGTACAGGGGACTCAGGTAGTCCATCCATTAATGATGCATCTGAAACGTAATCCCCACTTCCCAAAAGGTAATCACATTTTGCATCGATCAGAACTTCCTTGATTTTCTCTTGAGGTGCGTTCTTACCTGAGCCTGACGGTGCTACATTTAATAAATATAAGTTAGGTGCGACTCCTTCGAACTCAAACTTACGACCAGATAATGTAGCTATTAAGGATAAAGCTGCCGAGAAGGCAAAAGCTGGTTGTTCAATATAACTATTCTTTAGTATGTAATTCATGATTGCAGCGAGGACACCTTCCGGTTTCGGTAACTCTGGGTTGTTTGAGTTTTCTTGTGCCTCGCTTTTTAACTTTCCCTCACTACCCTCCGTTGGTAGGATTATATCTTCGTAAGTCTGATTAGCATTATATCTCTTACTGTTAAATGATGTTAAGTGAGAAGAGAAAAAAGCTAATGCATTAGTAGGAGCATGATCATTTCCAAATTCTTGAGCATCTGTAAATAAAGGAGTCTCATGATTCTCTTGATCAAACTTAATTAACTTATTAAGAATAACTGATAATTCATTCTCTTCTTTTATTACAGTAGCACAAAACTTTGATAAGGCATCGTTTCTTCCTTGAACGATTTTATTATAACCTACCTCAGCTGAGCCTCTATTTTTTCCTATTAATAAACTTTTTAATGTAGTTACAAGGTATATAGGAAATACGTCCAGTTCCTCAGGCTTTATGTTGGCTAGGGACTCACCTGACCATACATAACTATTGCCTGAAGGATGGACGCTTGGAGGTATTGTCGTCTTTTTTCCTGTGCTCAGAATCTCCAAAACTATATTACCGTTTACTTTTATATTATCAGTTAGAATACCTGGAGCCCACTTAAAAAAGCGTGTCCAGCCTTTACTGCCTACCTTTTCAACTTTGGAAGGAGGTACTATTTTCTCAATGATTTCAACTATTTCGGGGTCTACACAGTCTAAATCTATCGCTACTATTCCCGAAGCTTCTCCTAGACATACAGCTACATTAGACTTATCAAAACTATTTGACCAATTTTCTATTTCCTGGTCAGTAGGTTTATTAGCACAGTAGTTTGTCCATCCTTTAATAGCTGGTTGTTTACTCATAAACTTATCAGGAATTACAGAGTAACCTGCATCCGTAAACTCACGAGCATACTGCTTATATAAATTCATTCTTCATCCTCCACTTGATAACCACAAGCTACCAAGAATTTATTAAAAGCGTCTACTACATCACCTAATGTTTGACCATCTGTTTGTATTTCTACTTGCATACCATCTTCTGTATTATTTAAATTGTCAAAGTGATGTTTTGTTTTTATAAATTTAATCATATTAAAATTTAAAAGTTATTCCAGTGAATGTCATCAATGGAGTTATTGTTGTTGTAATTGCAACCTTATCATTTAAAGGTAGGTCTAACTCAAACCCCATTATAGGCATAACAGCATCAAAGGCTAGAGTTATACCTCTATCTCTAAAAGGTTGAGGGTCCTGGATATATGCACCTAATTTAAAATCTATAGATGCTGTTGGGTGATTAACAAGATTATAATCATAGCCGTAGCCAATAATAGGTTTCCTAACACTGTTCTCTCCTATCAAAATATTATGGTTATCAAATTTCATTATTACATTAGGGGCGGTCATCACGTCTGGTATAGCCGGCTCTAATGATAGAGTGTGGAATATTAGCCCACCAATTGTAAGTTCTGTTAACATGTTACCTCCTCCTCTTTATCTTACACCTAATTAAGTATGTAAGGCAAAGTATATTTACAATATAATTTACCAAACGAGGCATGTATATATCTTGTAATTCTACAATGCATAAACATACCTCACCTAGCATCCACAGTAACAGTAGTCCCCATGAACATCCTGTATAGCCCTTCCTTAGGCAATGAATAACCTCTGCAACAGCGCATAACGCCATGCAAACTCCCCCTACCCATCCTATTTCATTAAAATACACGTTATACATACACCTACACCTTTCTACGCTTTATAATACATCTTTTATACACTTTTACTATTTCAGCGCGCTCCCTCATATATTAATCCAGTATTTAAGTCCCTATAATCATTCATTTATTACATTTTTCTCTTGACAAATATTATATTTAATATAGATTAGTCTGTAGACGTTTAACCCTATCGGGAGATTAGTCTATATCCAAAAAATAAGTATCCATATCAGCTACATCCTCACCAAATTCTGACTCCTGCTCGTCTCCGAAACTGCAATCTATCATAAACCTAAGGTTATTCAACGCTAACGCGTACAACGTCTCGTGGAACTCAGTTTCTTCGTTTTGTATTGTTGCCCCTGCGGTTTCCACTTTCGTCAAAGACCGTTTGCACCTTGCTAAAATTTTCTCGTATTGCTGTTTTGTAGCACGCTCCATATAACTCCTCCACGTGATTTAGAAACTTTACAAAATTGTAAAAATTCGATTGTCTAAATACCTTAAATAACTGTTGCCTCTCCGAGGTTGTCAGTGTCGGGTAACTGCTCATCATCTTCCTCCTTTTCATAGGGACACCACTCATATCCACAAGGTTCGGTACAGAAAGGACATTTTTTAGTGTCTTTATCTCCTGAATTGTGGTATGATTCTTGCATGATAGTATCCTTTTCCATTAAATCTAAACCTTTTAGCGTAAATAAAGCGTACTATAAGAACCGACAACTAACAAAAGAAGCACGAACGTGGCGCTCGGATTTTCTACTTCTATTGCAGAAACCAGAGGTACTCCAACAAATACAATTATTAAAGCAGCAATGGAACTCAACAAAACATGCGTTATCCGTTTCTTATGACTTTTTTTATCCATCTAAAATACTCCTCACTAAAAAGGGAGAGATCTCACGACGAAGCATGGACCTCACCAATATTGAAAAACTTATTCAAGATAACCTTTTCGAATCACGCTACAATGGTAGGGAGATCGATGGAGTTATCATTGAGAACTTTGATATTGACGACAAATTTATTGTTTGCCTCCAGTCTCGTAAATTGGCACATAACCAAGAGTATCACGAAGTTCTGATAACCGTTGAACTTTTGTCTCTAGAATCCGTAATTCTATAGTCAAGTCTGCTAGTGCCTCTGCTAGGTCATCGAATGTAATCTCACTATTTTTGTCCTTCGCCACTATTTCCTCCCCATCTGATATACAAATCTCTAAGTTCATCTTGAAAGCTGTCTGTATCTTTTGTTTTATAAGTAAAAGCGTCTCCTGTATCCACTTCATGATCGCTAAACATTGTTTTTTCATAGTATGCCATCCTCTTTTCTTGCTCACCTATCCAATGAACTGTATGATTACTCTTTACTGCTGTAACCCACGGGACCTGCGATCCTTGCGCTCCTCTAGGATATCGAGTATGCTGCGGCTTTTCCCAGGCATAATGCCCACAATGAATACATATTTCATCAGCGTCTACCTCCGTCTCATGGAATTTGAGATGCCTATATTCATCGCCTCTATTTCTAGTATAATTCACACTCTTACATGTACATAAATAAGTTCTTCTAGA